AAACACTAGAGCCTTCTGAAGTTATAACTCCCGCTGCGCTTGTGCCAGCAACCCCTGTCACACTGAAAACAGTGGATCCTTCAGAAGTTACATTACCCGCCGCACCTGTTCCAACTACACCAGTGACTTCTACTACACCAGCTTGGTTCCAAGCTCCAGAACCCCAACTGCCTCGTCCCCAACCTGATACAATTGACACGGTTAAACTCCGTTATGCAATCCTAATGATGGCGTTACTTGCATCTGCGGTAGGGAACTGAATTGTAAAAGTCCCCGAAGTAGATGTTTTATTAGAACTAAAATCTAATACAGCTACCGCTTTATTGCTATTAGTGTCATTATAAATTAATGCACCCATCGCTGTAATAGTAGCTGTTGTAAAACTAATATCGGCAAAATCAGTTAAAGCTGTTGTGCCAGAAGTGGAAGGAGCAACTTTTGTAAGTGCGCCACCCCCTGTAGCATATGTACCACTTGAAGCAACTTCTCCCGTTGTTACAAAAGCAGTAGTCGCCGCACCAAGAGTTGCTGTAGTGCTAGACTTACCACCGCTACCCTCTGCGTACAAAGCTATCTTAAAAGCATTACCATTTGTTGCGAAATTATGTGTGCCTAACATTAACTCTTTTTTAAATGCTGTACACATTGCTTGTGCGATTGCCATTACAGTCTCCCAATAGCGTTTGCTAATTCAATTTGTCCAGCTTCACGGACCTTGGTGCAAATACTAGCACGTTCTTCTTTCCTAGCCAACTCTATATAGTATTGTGCTAGATTCCTTATTCTATCCTTAAAAGCCTCTGCTTGTAAACGAATAGGCTCTGGAGCATCGTCAGATATAAAAATTAATTTATTTGCCAACATATCTGCTATTTGATCATTAGATAAACCACCGTTTTCAGAGGTAACTACACTAACAGAGCCAACTGTTGCCACACTTAAATCAAACATCATCATGCCTCCCAAATATAACAGGGTCACTTTCCACTGGTTCAGGAGGTTCTACTTCAGATTGTCTAGTTATAACAAGCCCTCCATCTTTTACAGTCTGTACTAAAGGGTCTTCTAATCGGTGATATCCGTAAAGTTTTTCATTTTCAGGTACGTTTGTATCTAGCAAGCTAGAGCCATGAGCTACTTCTAATTTTATACCCCTAGTTGCAGCTATCGCACACCAGAACTCTACACAAGCCCTACCCGATTCTGCCATATTAACATTTTTGTAAGTATAATCTATTCCGTATAAGCAAATCTGCGTAGCTTTAATCCAAATAGCATAGGCAACAGCATATGCGACAGTATTATTGAAGTAACAATACCCAAGCTCTGTAGCGACTTCTTTAAGAGGAAATAATTCTAGTTTCTTAACCCGCTTATCTAACTGGCAAGATATAATAGGTTTTTTATTTTCTTTTAAAAATTTCCTAGCTATGCCTGTTTGAGTTCCCGCATTTTCAGTATCTAAAAACCTAGAAACAGGATCCATCATAAACGTCTTATCAACGTGTATAATCCCGCCTATACAATTTATGCCCCATATTTCATCAAATTCTTGTGAGGCTATTCTTGCAGAAACATAATCGGAAAAACTGCCACCCAACCCTACTATAGCTATCTTCATGTTCGCGGCCTATCAGGTAGTCCTCTCCGATACGCATCTGAGTTTTCTCTAGCTTCGCCCAGATCTTTAATACGGCTGAGGGCTTCTATAAAACGACCATTATATAGATCCATCAGGTCTTTTTCACCTTTCATAAAGGTATAAGCTTCTGCCAAACTACCATACAACATTGCATTAGGTGCATTTTCGCTGAGCCAAGTAGTCCCAGAATCAGATCCTGCAGTTAAAGAAACAGGTCTATAATAATAATGCAACTCAGCAGTAAATGTCGCATTTGGAGTAGGGGCTATAATAAAGTTTTGATAATCAAATACGGCATAGTATCTAGGAACTCCTGTAACAGAAGCATCAGGATGAAACTCTTGTAGATAATTAACATCTTTCAATAACAAAAATTCTGTAGAGCTGGAGTTTTCTATAGAAAGACTAAAAGAAGCTAACCAATCAGTAGGCATTGCCAGAAACTTATTGCCTGACGTTATAGAACCAGATACATTCTTACGGAAAAATTCTAAATCAACAGAACTAAAAATACGTTGCTCTGCTGCTTTAATAAAATCGGATAGATGTGAAACAAATACTGTTTCAGCATTATCAGTATAATCTTGTATAGCTGTTTTTAATGTGCCGAAAGTAAAACTCATGGTGTGTTCGCCTGACCGCCCATGCCACTATGATTTGTACAATAGTAGTACAATGTCGGAGCTCCGGAAGCTACTGTTATTTGAGTGTATGCCCCTGAAGATCCAGGAGTGCCGTTAGTTGTTACGCCTGTGGTGTATTGTGATCCTCCAGCCCAAGTGCCGTTAGAAGTCGTAGAAAATCTCAATGGGTGACCAGAGTTGCTACTATCAGATTGATCAAATCTGTATGTGCTACCTTCTGAAAGATTAACGGTAGCTTGTCTAGCACCATCAATATAATATTTATTAGCCCCTAAATAGGATTGAACAGTGATTGTATAAGTGGCTGCAATAGTTTGTCCTGTTCCTGATGCTGTAACAGTTCCTATAGAACCTGTACCCGAAACACCCGTGACATCTTCAGTAACAGGTGTTGTAACATCGCCACTAAAACTTACTGTCCCAACGGCAGTTTGGAGTTCAGGAAGTAAAGGAGCTTTTGAAAAAGTATCATCATTAGTTACTGGAAAAGTAATGGTAACATCTGTAGTTTCTGCAATATCTGGTCTAGGCTGAAACAGAGCTTCTGGGTCAGAACCTGTCTGAGTAGGCTCTAACTGCCTAGCTTTAGGCTCATAGCATTCTGGGCAAACCTTAAGATTATTCCATTCTTCTCGCAAAGAAAGATAGGGGTATCTAAACCCACATCTATCACATATCGCTAATGCGTATTTTCCTAACGCATAAGTCATTATGAAAACCCGTAATAATCTCTTCTAGGGACAAGACTCAAGTTTGCCCTATCAACATCTTCATACGCTGCTCTGTTAAACTCTTCATCATAAACAGTTTTCAACACAGCTAACCGATCAGGGGCTTTTTTCATAGCCAAGTAGTATGCCAATCCCGCTGCTAAACAAGGATAAAATCTAAAAGGCACATCTATTGTATTTATTGCTGAATCTGCATCCTCTATTCTAGTCAACGCATCGTACACTAAGGTATAGGAAGTATCAGGTGTAGGCCATACTTGTATAGTAGGCGTGATCTGCCTATTAATGTACCATTGGTTAGGTTTGGCTTGAGTTAACTTACTAGGGATGTTAATTAAAGTATCTCTGCTTATTCTAGTTATTTGAGTGTCGGACTGATTAGTAGAACCAGCATCAGTTCTTATAACAGCACTTAGTACATCTATCGTATTAGAAGGCAGAGTGTATGTATTTGTTCCCTGTGTTAAAGAAACACTAGCTTGGTCGATAGTCCACCTGTTTAAACCCCTGTTTGCCCAATCAGCAAATAAAAGGTTTAAAGAACGAGTGGCTGTTTTGAGGTCGTATCCTGTACGGACCTCTATGCCACATCGCTCAAACGCTTCCTCGATGTAATCAGCTACATCGAGTTCGAAATTTGTGGAACCAGAAGTTGCCATTAACTATAAGGACCTTTGATAACTTTTGGATTACCCTTACGAACAGAGCCACCCTTAGACATTTTCATCATTTTATTAACAGAACCGCCTTTAGCCATCTTCATCTGTTTTACCGCGCCGCCTTTAGCCATCTTCATCTTTTTTACCGCGCCGCCTTTTGCGTACATTTTCTTTTTCATTTTCGCCATTTTCTTTATCCTCTTCTGCATAAAGATTATCAAAGATCTGATTCACGTCCATAGTATAGTCTAAATCAGATTTTGAATAGTGAATGTGTTGAGAAGGTTTGAATTGAGGTGCGCCTTCTCCTGTGACGTACCATGCTGGATGTGTTACCCTTACACGGTTATTAGGCAAAGCCACGATATTACCTGTCCATTTACCAGCATCTAATAACTCCAACACATGGCTTTGTTTATGTTGTGCTGGATCATCTGCTACTTCACTATCTGTATAATCTACCGTAAAATAGTATTTAGCTGGATAAAACTCTCCATCAATTTTTGCAATCCAAGGACAAGGCTGAGCTCTGTTAAGAGTGTAAACAGCATGGGTGCGAGACATACAATCCCAAGGTTGAGCTTGGTACACATCCATAGGTTCAGGCCATCCTTCAAACTGAGTATCGCCAACTAATGCGGTAATCGGCATCCTTGCCCACATTGCCCCACCATGTACATTCTCTTCACCTGTTTCATCGCTTTCGCAACCTGTGAATAAAACTTGAAAACTCAAACATCTGTTTGGCATGGTTGTAACGGCTATTACCATTGCATGGAGGAACTCTCCATGGAAATTTTCGTGGTTGCAAGTATATTCCCTTCTTACCCAACATTTGAAGTAGGGGACATTACTTGTTAAATAGTTCATGCTTTCTTTGTTTCCTTTTTCTTTTTAGGTTTTTTGCCCTTACCAAAGATATGAGCATCTACTTTAGCTGCTTTGCCACCAGTTAACACACTATTCACACGAGCCATTGCCCATTGATTAGGAGTTGTTCCAGGACGATGACCTGTTCGATATGCTGCCAACCCTTTATTATACACTCTGCCGAGTTGACCAGCAGTTACCTTTTTACCTTTTTTACGAGCAGCCTCAGCTTTTTTTGCTAATGACTTTTTTGTTGACGCGTTTAGTGCCATTAGTTTCCCCCTTTTTAGATTTAGCAGCAGTAATTATATCCGCACGAGTAATTTTCCCACGAGGAGGAGCAAAAGCCGCTAACCTTTTTTGCTTTGCAGATAATTTTTTTGTCATGTCTTTTTGCCTCCAAACATTTTTTTGAATTTTTTGGTATGCACCGACGTTTTTGTTTTTCTTCTAGTTCCACGCTTATTAAAATCAGTTGAGAAATCATAAGCAGATGGATCCTTTGAAGATTTTTTAGCATTACGTTGTATTTCTTTACGACGTTTTTTCTTATCTTCCGCACTCAACCCTGAAAGATACTTAGCAGGGATTTTGCGTTTTGGTTTTTTCTTGCGGCTAGAAGGGGCTGTCTTAATCTGCTTTGCCATATTACCTCTTGTCATAGCCATTATTTTATTTCCGTTCTATAATCCTGTCTAACTTATCCTCAACTCTATGAAGAGTTTCAGTAACCTGACGCATATCATCACGAAGCTCAGTGCGAGAAGCATACTCCTCGCGTGTGCGGTTGAGTAAAATTTCTACTCTTTTAAGTTCTTTGGCTTGGCTACCAATAAACCAAGCACCACCAGCGACAACGATTCCTATTAAGGTGTCTATAATATGAACTAAATCCATAATTACCAAGCCTTACAAGACCAGTACCGCGCACTAAATTTATCTTTTGCACTAGCACAATTATGACGAGCCCTAAAAGATTTACGTCGGGCAGGAATATCTTTTTTAATACTCATATTAGGATCACCAAAACGAACTAACTTTATTTGGTCACCTTTTTTAGCTAACACTGCTGATTTTTTCTTAGCTCCAGGAGTGCGCTTCGGTTTATTGAATCCGGGAAAAGTTTCTCCTCGGTATGATATTTTACCAGAAGGAGTTCTTTTTACATCCTTCGCGCTAGGCATTACGATAAAAATACCGTGATAGAATCAATAGCCGTTAGGGTAGTCAAGGTAGGGCTAGATGAACATCTAATACCTTCATCAGGAACGTATATTGAATCTGTTTGGTCTGTGGTTGAGGTTATGCTTAACACAGTAGCCCCTGAAGCACCGTCTTTTATGATAAAAGCAGGGCTTCCAGAAGCATTTGTTTTTATATACACACCTCTGATCCTAGAAGGACCAGCGAAAAAAGCACCTGTTGCAGTTCTTGTAAAAGCCTTTACGTCTGAACCAGCCATATTATTCTCCTTTTAAAAAGAGAGGGGCTGACCCCTCTCTATTGCACACTAAGCAATTTGAATATACTCAATGATAAAGGTGAACGATCCTGCTGTTGTGGCATCCACCGTATTGGTGATGTTGCAAAAAATATTTCTTGCAGCAGACGTATACTGTGGAGAAACGGGAGCAGTAGTCGCACTTTGCGTCGTTGCTACCAAAGTAGTAGTCGTTACATTACCGACAACGACGGTTGTACCACCATCAAGGATTTCATCAGTAACCGCCGCAACAATCTGTGCGCCAGAACTTGCTGTACCAACTTCGTAACCGATATCACCTGTTCCAATAACAGGAGCCACATCACAAAATATTCTAATGTTAGTAAGAATCGTGTTCGCTGGTTGTACAAATGTAGCAATAGAGGGGCTGTCCCCTGCTGTGGTGTTTACAGTAACACCAGAAGCGTAACCAACATGCTTGATATATTTATTGGTAAAAATACCAGTAGAAGCAACAGACGAGGTTTCAGTTATCGCACCTGTAGTGCTGTTTTTATTGATAACTTTAAAACCGTTTTCGGAGCGGACTGCTCCGTTAAATGTAGTAGTAGCCATTTAAGTCTCCTGTCTTGGCTAATGTCAGCCACCCATTGTAGCTGTCAGGAATATAGAAACTATAAACAAAAAAAGGGCAGCTCGCAAGCCGCCCTTTTATTGGGTTTGTTATTAGGCTCCAGGAGAGCCAAACACACAACGAGGGTCAGAAACCCCGAAGCTATAACGCTCACGAGCTTTATAGCGAACATTGCCTGTATCAAAATCACCTTCCATAGCAGTTTGCATCGGAGTACGAACAAAATGCTTAAAGCCGTTTGGTGCATCCGTTTTAATGAAGAATGCGTCTGTATCGGTTAGGAAGTGGTTAACCACATAACCTTCAGGAAGCATACCCATGTTACGGACAGCGTTGACGTCATTATCTGCTGTAGCTGGGCGCAGATTAGATGCCATCAAACGCTCAGCAACAAACTGTAGCGCAGGAGGAATGATCATTTTCATACCACGAAGAGCGATTTTAAGACCGCGCTCATCAATAAATGCTGAGATATCAATCAAGGATTGCTCGAGTGATGTCTCATTCAAATCGGCTGCTGTAGTCAACTCATTTTTAAAGTTGCCACCAGAAGTCGTGGGATGATCTGTTGCACACAATTCCTTACCATCGCCAAGCAAGAAGTTAGAATCAAAAGCATTGTTTAGAACAGATGCTGCTTTGACTTGCTTAGTATTAGCCATGGAACGAGCCAGCGCACGAGTATAACGAGAGCTGAGTTTGTCGTAGAGATTATCCTCAACGGCTTCCTCAGTAATCGAGAACGCAAGTGCGATAGTTTCATGTGTGTAACGTGCTGTAAATGATTCGTTTGCAATATCAAATGATACTGCTGCACCCTCTTGTTTAGTGGGGGCGGCTCCGAATCCAGCGAGCATTACCTCTTCTTCAAAAGCACGATCTGAATTTTCTGAGTCATAGATCTCAGCATGTTCATTATCGTAACGGTCATACTCCATACCGAACAAGGCATTTAGTCCTGGCTCGAGTTCTTTAAGGAGTTGGGATCTTGCAATAGCCATATCTAATTACTCCTTATAGACCAGTGGTTGCAGTATGGAAGGGAAGATTCAATTTGACTAAAAACACTACGCCAGCAGCAGTAACGTCAATTTCATCAAATGAACCCTTAATGCCAACTACACGGAAATTATCCGTTGCAGTAGTAGCACCAGCAGAAGCGACAGAAAGTTCACCGATAGAATTACCAGTAGAACCGTTTTCTGAACCAAATCCAGCACCTTCAGCGTTTCCATGAATCAAAGCAGTTGCCGTTGCAATATTAGTCAACGTAGCATCTCCTTGGATTTCATACACTTGATGTGGGTTATCGTAAACAAAAACCCGAGCTTCGGTACCTGACTTCAAAGAAGCAGTTCCAGGATAGTGGTTAGAAAATGTTGGAGTACCGTCAAGAGCGACGAACTCACATCCAGCCATAACACCTAGGATAGCAACACTACCGCCATCGGCTGCACTTACATCAACAAGTCCGTTAGCTAACGGGATCACCATATCACCTTGAAAAATAGATGATGAAGATCCTGCTGTAGCAGATACCTGTACGAGATAAGAAGTCAAACCGTTGGAGTTCGCCGCGCTACCTAGAAGATTATGAGGACGTAGTCCAAATGGTCCATCAATATTTGATCCGGCCATAATAAAGTCCTTTCTTCATTACTCAGAGCCTCCTTTGGCTCCGAAAGTTACACGAGACTGCCGTTCATTATGAATCGGCATTGAACTATGCTGTTCTCTCATCAAGTCATTATCAACCGCAATCATCTGATCCGCTGTCTTTTGCTTAAAATGATCATCACGTTCATTTTTTGACTCCATAGGAAAACGAGCTAAAATGAGACCACCAACACCAATTACCCCTGCATGTTTACCGTCTTGGACGGTGGGGGCTTGGAAATCAGGATACTCATCGGCGCGAACTAATTCAAAGCCTTCGCGGAGGCGAGCTGAAAGGTTTTTACTATCGTCATAACCCATAACCGAGTCACGGATCCAACGATGAGTATATCCCTCAGGGGCAGGTGGGGCGTCCAACGTAGACGGGGGTTGCCAAGGTTTGCGGCGTGAATCTTTTTCACGAGTGGCAGTAGTGCGTGGGGTACGATCCATGATCTATTCCTTCACGAGTTATTTATGCGAGCAAGTTGCTTCGCGTATTGTTCATAAGATACACCTAATTTATCAGCGATTGCAACCTGAGAAGCACTCAATTTGATTTTTTTAGGAGAACTTTTCCCAGATGACCTAGAAGCAGGGGCTACAGGTGACCGCGAAGAGGAACGCTGCTCCTGTTGAAACTTATGCGGAAACTCTTCTCTTATGCGTTTATCTAGCTCTGCATAGTAATCATCGCTTGTAGGATCAAAAAAGTCTTCTTCTACTAATTTTTTATGAATGGAAAAAGCAGTAAGAGTCATAGGTTCATCTTGACCAAACCATTCATTTTTAGAAGCCCAAGATCTTGCTTTAGGATCAGCCTGTTGTGGGGCTTGTTGTTGTGGAGCTTGTTGTGGAGGGGCTGCTTTACGGTTTTCTAATTGAATTTTAGCAACATTCAACCGCTCTGATTCAATAGCTAATTTAGCAATTTGTTTTTGAGCTTCAATCTGTCCATCAACATCACCAATGTTTATCGCATCAGATAGTTTTTTCTTTAAAACATCTTCTTGCGAACTTACCCTTTGATCATATTCACTAACATATGACTCATCAAGTTTGTTAGTACGGTCTGCTAATTCTTGATTTTGTTTTTGAACAGCTTTAGCATACTCAGTGGCGGCTTGCTCACGACGTTCCGCTTCACGCATTTTGTAAGTAAGTTTTTCAATACGCTTTTTAACCTTGTCACTATAACCTTCAAGGTCATCATCGCTTGCGTCTTCTGTAGCAGCATCCTTAGTATCAAGCTCTTTTTCATCTTGCTCAACTTGAGGGGATTGCTCTTCTTCAAGCTCTACTTCTACAGTTTCTTCTACTTCAGCAGTGTTTTCCGCTTGGGGCATAAGAATAACTCCTCTTATGTATGAATAATATCTTCAGGATTTTTTATTCGCGCTAAAATCTCATCATCGTTTAACAACCGAACTTCGCCACCATCTATTTTAAAACGGCTACCTGCGTAACGACCAAAAATAACCCAATCGCCTTCTTCACACCAAGGCTCTGAGTCACCAAACTTTTCTTTGTCTTTATAAGCTAAAGGACCAACTTTAACTACATAACCACAAACTGTAGCTAATGCTTCACGTTCTACAGCAGCATCCGGAATATATATCCCTCCTGCCGTTTTACCTTTACCGCGATAAGGCAGTATCAAAATACGCCAACCAGAAGGTTCTGGTAGCTTTTCTTTTGCGGTAATAGTGTCAGGAGATGTTTCTTTTTTGCTAGATTCTTGTGCGGCTTTAGCATACCGTTCTGGGACAAGTAAAGTTTTACTCATGTTTCATCCTTTGTAGCAGGAGCTCTAACTCCTGTTGTATATGGGCAAGCTCTGCAAGACGTGCTCGCAGCTCCTTGAATGCGGTAAAATCTTCTACCTGACCTTCTACAATTTGCTCAGATATTTGATTCTGCCGTTCGTGTAGTATAGTAAGGAGTTTTTCGTGAATGTAAAGGTCAGACATCTATGCTTTATAAACTTTCTTAGGTTTTCGTGCAGTTTTAGCTGCATTTTTAAAATCTTTAGCGGAAGGCGCACCTTTTTGTCCAGCTTTACGCATGGGTTTTCCACTTGCCCTTCGTTTAGCTATATTTCTGTACAAACTCATTTTTTAAATCCTTTCAAGCCTCGAATACCGAAACTAGCCCCAATACTGGCATACATAGCCCATTGAAACCATTCTGGTGTATTAGACAAAGCTGCAAAGCCAGCTTCAACATAAGGCTGAGTAAAAGGTATGAAACACATAGCAATTATAATTATAAATAAAATTGTCCATGCTTCATCTTTCCAACTGTCTTGGCTACCTTGAGCCATTATCTTTTCCCACCCTGCTTCATGGGTGGCAGCTACTTTCATAACTTCTGCTTCAGCCTCGGCTTTTGCTAGTGCAACTGCTGATTTGCCCTTTTGCTCAGTTACCTTTTTTTCCATCCAAGAGCCAGCAAGATTAGCAATAGGACCGATCAATGCTTGTATCATTTGTTTATCTCCCTAATCTTCGTAGTAGCCCTCATTCATACCCAACATAGCGGATAAGCCAAATAACTCCATTATGACAAAGGTGAAAAACAAAAGCAAAACCCCTCCAACAATTAACTTGCCACTAAAATTGGTTGAACCAATTTTTATTGCAATAAACTCATTTCCCAAAACGCGGAGCAAAAGCTCAAAGCTATTGTCTCCCACTTTAGCATCTATAACTTTCTTTTTATCTTCCATTAATAAACTTTTACATCCTCTGGATTGACTCGCCTAGGAACGCAATAAGCTGTCGCGCGGTCTTTAGCATCCATATAATCTCTATACATATAGTTGCCATATCTTTTTGTCACTTGTGCGGCATACCAATTACAATCATTAATATCCCAAAAGTACATATTGCCACTTTCTAATTTCCTAAAATCTCCAGTGCCAAGATAGACTAATAACAAAAATACATCTGCTATTCCTGTCATTTTTCACTCTTATGTTCATGCCCCATCCAGATACCAAAAATACCAGTCATGGCTCCCATAACCACAGAAACAAAAGCAGATTGCGGTGCTGTTGGTTCAGGTAACGACATAAACCAATTAGCGCAATTCCAAGACATAACAGTGCTCGCTAACATCATGCCGCGAGGTAAAATTTTCCATTTTAGAAAAATTTCCACATTCACTAAAACACGCCTTTAAAATTCATCCCTGCAATAGCAGCACCACCACCTCTAGCTTTAGGGCTTTTTGCAACCTCACCTGTTGGGGGAGAACCCATACTACGCTTTACAGGTTCTTTGCCTTTTCTGCCCATAGCCTCTGCAAGATCAAACTCCAATATTTCTATCTTATCTGGGTCTGTTTCATTCGCCAGCATTTCTTTTAGCTCTGCTACTCTTGTGTTTCTTGAAGTCATTTTATTCTCCTTTAAATTTCTTGGAATGGTCTTCCTGATAAAAGGTTTTTCCTCGCGACGCTACGCGGAGATAAAGTCTGGAAAGCGTTAGGTACTCCCTCAAGATCTGATCTAACTCTGTTCATATCTTGCTGGAGCAACCTATTTTCTGTTCGTAAATCTTTTAGAGCTGAAGCAGTTATTTTATCTTCCAACAAATCTCTTAAAGTATCTTCTCCACGCAGAGGGTCGGCATAACCCCCAAATCTTTGTGGTAAAGACTGTTTTGGGTCGGAACCAATATAAGTTTCCAGCTGCGTCATATAATCAAGTTTAGGATCACTATCCGGAGGCGTGAACACCCCTACATCTGACTGATTTTCAAGATACTTATCAAACAAGGCTTGATCAATCATTCTTTCTCTATTGTTTATATAATCTTCCCCATACATTCCTGCTATACGAGCATCAGCCTCTTCTCTAGTTTCTGTAGCAGGGTTCGGGGGGATTGTAGGGATATTTGCAGAAACTCTAGTAAACCCACTAGGCGATACAGTATTAGGGGTAAATGTAGTTTGGTTTCCTGGAGCATCATCAGGGCGACCAGTAAAAGGCTGCGGCGTTTGGTCTAAATATTTTTCAGCTATGCCCATACCGCTAGTAATACCGCCTGTATCAGACGTACCTTTGCCAAATCCAAATTTACCCGCAATAGCATTGCCTAAAGAAATTATTCCAGATAAGGCTTTATTTGCTCCCATTACTGGAGGCAATGCACTAAATGCTCCGAGGGGTGTGTTCTGTCCAGGAACTGCCATATCATAAACATTTTGCCCAAACGTCTGATCTGTATCATAACCTGTCGCAGAAAGTAATTTATCAGCTATACTGGTTTCGGGTACTTCAATACCAAATCCCCTAGTATCACCAAAAGCACCAGAAAGAATTCCTTGTGCCATTTGGTTTTGGTAATTATCCCCACCAACATTTACGCCACTTTGTATATCTTTATTGATTTGGTCAACAAGGGCATCTAGACCACTTACTTGATTACCTTCAGTAATACTTCCTGGACCATCTTGCCTCCCCACACGAGGAGAGGTGGTTATATTATCTGAAGGTCTATCGTTATTATCGTTACCTTGATTTCCTCCCCCAGAGTATCTAGAAGCCTCCGCACCAAATCCCGCACTTCCTGGACCGTCAAGTCTGCCCATTACCCACCCCTATTAGACATACGTTGCATTGCAATCTGCGCTCTCATCTGCGCTATATCCTCAGTGCTACTAATCCGCTCACGAGCTATATTAGCTTGGTCTTGCGCTTTACGCTCATTAAGTTCAAGTTCAAGTTGCTCTTGTTGGGCATCTTGCATTTGATCTTGTTGCCGTAATTGTAACTCTTGTTGTTTCAATTCAACAAGTGGGTCTTTCTGCTGCTCACCTATAACTTGTGCTTCTTGTTGTAAATAAGCTGAAAGAAGTTCTGCTTCTATTTCATCTACACGGCTTTGCATCATTTCAGGCGGGATAGGCTGTCCTTCTTGCTGCTGTGTCTGCATTTCTTCCTGTGCCGCCATTTGTGCCATCATACCCAAATGTTCAAAAATATGAGTTTGCAAAATCTGCATAGCTGCTGGATTACCTTTTACAGTCATACTCTGCATATAAGCTAAATGTGATTGTATATGTGCTTGATGGTTTTGCTCAGGGAATGCTTTTAATTGTTTTGTTCCCGCAAGAGCTAATTGCAACATACCGTTTTCTTGCAACGCTCCAGTAGGCTGAGGCTGTTGCGGAGGGGGTAGTATCTGCTCAATATTATCCACACCTAAAGCACTATACATTCTACGATAAGCTTCATAAGTATTGTGCATTTGTGGATTAGCTTGGGCTAATTTTAATTGCTCTCCTGCAAGGCTCACACGTTGTGACATACTGAAAATATTGGGATTAGCCACAGGTACAATATCTACTCGGCCATCAAAATCAGACATTTTCTGACCTTGTTGTGCGCCTTCTACATTGTACTTATAATCTGTACCATCTACACCAATCAAATCAGCAAGCAATTTAAATTCTTGCTTCATAGCATTGTACAATCGTTTATGTACCGCAGACATAATACGGCTACCACGCTCCATAAGAGCTACAGTTGTACCAACAGGCATCTCAGTATTCTGTATATTACCTGTTCCAATATCTGTAGTGCCTACAAATTTCTGAGCAGCTTGAACAACAAAACCTAGAAGCTGAAACAGAGTCGCGCTCGGCTCTTTGTAGGGCAGGGGCAAGAGTGAGCCGCGTAACTCCGTTCCAACAACATCGACATCTCGCCATTCTCCAGGCTGGAGCGGCTGATCGTCATCTCGTATGCGTAAACCGCGAGCTTTAAATCCTGCTGGCATATTTGATAATGTACCAGCATCTATAAGCTGTCGTAAATTAGCTGTGGCAGTACGGGATAGATTCCCTAACAAATGAATCAAACCATTTCCGTAAAAACCTAATCCAGGAGTAAACATATAATGGATAAAATATTGTTTTTTCCGTTTAAATAGGTCATTTTGGTCATAATTCCGGTATATAGATAAAACATCACCAGAATCTTGAGCTACTGTCACAATATACGGTAGTTTTATACCTGTTTCTTCACCTTCAGCATCTACATCAGGAAAATCTTCAATATCTAAATAACAATGGCACTCTAATAAAGATACTTCTTCACTTTCGCCAGATTGTTCCATACCAGAAAGGTCTTGTTTTGTTTCCTGTAACTCATTTGTATCATAATCACCCGTCTGAACTTCAATATCACGGTAGAATCCTGTGACTTGAGCCTTGCGTAACTCATTTTCGGACATTTTTATCATGTGTGTAACACGTTCACATGAAGCAAGGTCAGTAGCATTAAAAGGTACAAGCAAATCTTCAGCCTGTACGAACTTACTTACCTGTCTGCCCAACATAGGGTCAGGATAAACCTTTTTAAACGCACTACCACATAGACCTAAATAGTATAACATTTGGTCAAACTCAGAATCATACTCCTCCATAACATGCAGAATTTGATAATTCATCTCAGTTTTAATACGGTCAGCCTGTTTTTCCAATTCAGATGTTGTATCACCCAAAACTTGTGTGCGGACAGGACCGCTCGGTGGCAATAATTCTTTATAGGCTTGGCTTTGGAACTGGCTAACTGCTTCATTAAGCATTGGGTGTATTACACCTGTAGCTCCTGCAAAAGGTTCTGTACGGTTCTCATACTTTACACCAAGTAAATCTAACCCTTTAGTATAAACATTCAACCATTCTTTACGCGAACTCTTATCTTCTTCAGTTTTTTCAAGTACCATACTCGCAATACCTGTCAACTCATCCTCACTAATATACTCAGCAAGGTTATCCATAAATTGCGCTTCACCCTTTTCATCATCAGGTGTGCCAAATTCTACAGAACCATCTTCATTAGTTGACATTTCCATACCATCGAATGATGGTTCAGGGGCAGCGAGAGGTAGTTCTACCTCTATATCATCGGTCGGCAACTGCTGACCAACCAAAGTAAATTCGCGTTCTATATTATTAAATGCGTTAGGTTGTTTAGCCACGTTTACCTCCTTGTACGATACGAAGGGTAGGCCGTGGTCGGAGGGCTTTTTCCATCTCCTCAAGTTTGCAGCGCAAATACTCGAGTTTATCCGTAATAGTTTGCAACTCTTGGGGGACCGTCCACATAATCGTCATAATCCTCTGGGTGTTGTATAAACCCACCTTCGCGGAAACGTCGGAGAGCTTGTGTTACTGTATCAACAAAATCATCATTTTCGCCAACAGGAAACGAAGCACACTCTTCAATTACTTCTTCTGCCCATCTTGTATCTGGAGCCCATACTAAACCACTTTCTAGGATTGGCGCAATGGAGTTCACTCTTGTATATTTATCATTACCTCTACTTGGAGCATAATTCTGCACAGGAATACCCATACTACGCAATTCTTGCGTTAAAGGCGTTCCCGTAGCTTTAGCTTCAATAATCACACATTCCGGTTCCCAATAATCATATTCTTCTTTAGCAACACGTTTTAATTCAGGGAAATCCCATCTACCTCGCCGCGCATCACATAAAATAATATGCGGTAACTCACCCTCCACAGGATAAAATACACCCCATGTAGTTATAGCACTATAATCAGCATTTTCCTTTTTACTAAACGCCGTATCATAACTCTGCATCACATAACTTAATTTAGGGATATCTTCCTTCTCCCACTTATTCCACCACTCACGCTTCAATATAGCTGTAGTTTCACTCGTCGGATTCTGCTGCCACTGCGCTTCCCACTTACCTACCGATAATGAAGCCTTAACCTTTAATAATTCCTCTTTCTTCCAAAACTCAGGCCATAATACTTTATCATCATCAATTAAAGCTGGGAACTCAACCACTTCCCATTGGTCGGCAAGTACATCTCGCGCCTGTTGCTTTAATAATTTACCTGTAAGATCTATCTCGGACCATCGCGTCATTACAATCACAATCGCTCCTCCAGGCTGCAAACGCTGCCGTGGACCACTGGTATACCACTCATACGCATTCTCTAATGCCGCAGGGGACATCGCATCTTGTTCAGAATGGGGGTCATCAATAATCATTAAATCCGCACCACGGCCTGTAATCGCTCCTCCTACACCAGCCGCAAAATATTCACCGCCAGCATGGGTCTCCCATCTGCCAGCCGCACTACTATCCTGCCGTAATTTTACATCTGGAAAGACCAGAGAGTAATCAGTACTATTCATAAGGTTACGCACCTTTCGGCCAAACCTCACCGCTAACTCACCTGTATGCGTTGCTTGAATAATCTTTAACTTAGGGTTCAATCCCATTAAATAACTCGGCAATAAATAACTAGCATACTCCGACTTTGTATGTCGCGGTGGCATATTCACAATCAACCGCTTAATACTACCATCAGCTAAACCATTAAATTTCTGAGCCATTATCTTATGGTGTCGTCCCTCAATAAACTCAGGCCATACTGTCTTGCAGTAGGACATAAAATCCTTCCTAGCGAGATCACTGGAGATATGCTGCTTACTCTTTTCAAGCAACCGAGCATACTGCTTCAATACTTCTTCAGGGACAGTCATTGGGGCATTTGTCATAATAATCTAATAATATAAAAATTTTCTTAGCGCAAGACTCTCCGATCATTGTTTCAAAAAAGGGGGTAGGGGTACGTCGTATAATTTTCAGAGTGCTAACGATTTGGACAGAACCGTGTACTACGCCTTGCTTGTACACGTTCGTCACGCTCTAGGGGGGTTGCCCTGTTGCAAAAGTGCAACACTGTGGCAAAGGTGTAGCGGGGTACCTTTGGCACCCCGCTACTAGGGGTTAGCTTGCCGCCAACACTAGCTTGCCAAAGGCCATGCCGTAGGTATTAGCCGTTTGGCTACTAAGGTTAAACCCGCCATTTAGTATTGCCGCTACAGCGTTTTGGTTAGTATGTGCGCTGTTTACGTTAGCAAACACACTAGCCGCCCAATGGCTATGCGCGGCTTGTATTGCCGCCAATGGCACACTAGCCAGCTTGCTAGGTAGCTTGGTGCTAATGCCAGCAACATTAAAGCACTTAACACCGTTAACGGTATGTTGCGGCACACCGTTTACACATGCCCATAAAATAAGGCCGCGTGCGCTAACTTTGCCAGCTTTATTTGGTTGCATGGCGCGCCACATAGCACCGCCACCAAACAATGTGCCATTGGCTAAGGCGTTTGGTGTTAGCTGTAAAGCCACGTTGCCCATGCCATTAGCGTTAATAAAAGCAACCATTGCCGCAACATTAATGTTGCTTGTTGCACCGTTTGCACCGTTAAAAGCTTGTGCCGCTTGTGTTGTAGTTTTAACCATTGGTAAACCCCTATTTGGTTAACACCAGCACCCTATGCGCTGGCTATACCTATTATATACACTAGGTATTAACATAGTGTAAACCCCTAAAATGCAATTAATGCAAATAAAACGCATAACGCGCCAATTATTGCCATTA